TGGCGTTTTGAGCGTAAGAACGGGCATGAGGACTTGCTCAAGGCACAATGGTACATCAACAAACTTGTTAAAGAAAATGGGTAATATAAACAATGCAAATTTGGACTACATCCTTCGCTGGGAAGGAGGACTCAGTAAGCACTCTAAAGATAGTGCAGCAGCGAATTGCGTACCTGACGGCTCAGGCGTTCACACCAATAAAGGTATTACGTGGGCGGCTTGGAAAGCTCAACATGGAGATTCGGAAGAATCAATCCGACGTTTCTATGAGATGACTCACGAAGATTGGAAGTCAATCTACAAGCTTTACTGGGAAGGCATAAAGGCAGATGATATTGAGTCAGATTTAATCGCTGAGTTTTGGGCTGATTTCGCTTGGGGTTCTGGTGTTTATGGAGCAGCCAAGCAACTTCAGAAATTTATCGTATCAGAGGGTTTCTCTATTGCAGTGGATGGGAAGGTAGGGAAGAACACTTTAAGTGCCTTAAATCGCCTTATAATCATGAAAGGTGAGGACTATATCTACTTGAAGTCATACGACCACAGAGTTGACTTCTTGAGAGGGCTTGATTCATTCAAACATTTTGGTCGTGGATGGATTAGCAGATTGAAAGATTTTCACAACTACGCATTAACCAAAATAAATGGCTCTTGATGATTTAGAAAAGTTTGGTGATAAGAACCGAGCGTTCAACCCTTCCGAGGATGACGGTATTTTGCGTATTGTTCAGAATTGGGGTAATGAGCTGATCGCTCAGATGCAGAACCGATTGCGGATCAATAAGACGAATGCAACGAGTTCACTTTCTCAGTCTATTGAGCCACAAATCACAGGAACGCAGAGCGGATACCGTTTGACTGTTCTGATGGAGGATTATTGGCAGTATGTAGAGGAAGGAAGGAGAGCCGGTAAGATGCCGCCAATTAAAAACATATACGAGTGGATTAGGTACAAACGACCTATCCAAGATAAAATTCAACAGTCACCTGATAAGATAGCAGCCACAAAGTCACTCGCTTACGTTATCGCCAGGAAGATTGGACAGAAAGGAACAAAGGCTCAACCATTCGTGACACCATCTTTAAAACAAGTCACAACCCAAACACTCGCTCAGAGAATTGGGAGGTACATTGCCGACACTTTAGGCAGTCCATAATTAAAAAAGTTTTTTCATTCTGCAAATTATTTTTATATTTGTGGCATGGAAATACAAGAAATTGTAAAGCTAATCAAGCTTAAGAAACGCCACGGCATCATCAAGCGTGTCAGTGAAGAAACGGGGGTAAGTATGCCCACCGTTAAAAAGTACATTGAAGGCAACGTCATATCAGACAAGGCTCTTTTAGTTTTAAAGGCTGCCCTTGAGGACATCGAAAACGAGGAGGTGCAGCAATGATTACCATTTTAGTTGAGGACAAAGATGTTGTTGTTGAGCAGTATTTTGTCACGTTAATCTTTGATCGTGAAGAAATCGAGTCAATGATTATGGAGCATTACCGGGATGAGTATTCAGACCATGTTTACAGAACAGTTGACGAAGAAGGTGCATCATTCACCACTGACTTTCTTTTGTATAACGACATCGAACGCCACGACGTTATCAACGACTTGATGTACTATCACGATATGAAACCAACAAAAATCAAATTAGTAGAAAATGAAAACAAGTAATGAAACAAACAACATTGTGAAGGCTCTTTTTGAGTTTCAAGGTAAAGTAAATGCTGTAAAAAAGACATCCAAGAATGACCATTTCCACTCCAGCTATGCGGATTTGTCCAGTATTCTGACAACCATTAACCCGGTATGTCAACAGTTAGGGCTTCTAATTACTCAGCACCCACATGATGACGTATTGGTCACTAAGATTTATCACGTTGAGAGTGGCGAATGGATGCAATCTGAACAGCTCTTGAGGATGAGAGATGCAAACAACCCTCAGCAATATGGTTCTGCTTTGACCTATGCTCGTCGTTATGCCCTTGCATCTATCTTCAACTTAAACCAGGCAGATGATGACGGCAACTCAGCAAGTGGGCATCAAGTTAAAACCGTCAAGGAAACCATCACACCACAACATCCAATGTGGGATAAAGCATTAAAACACATCCAGAACGGTGGCAACCTCCAAGACATTAAAGACAAGTTTGTTATCTCTAAAAAACACGAGGAGGTGTTGACGGCAACCAAATGACTAATGAGCAACGGATGGAAGTTACAATGACTCAAAGCCAAGAGGAATGGCTTAAAGCAAGAGCGAACAGATTCACAGCCTCTGTGGTTCACAAGTTAATGGGGAGTAGCCGGTCAGGTTCTCCCCTTTCTAAGACGGCAGAAACATTTGTATATGAAAGAGCTGCGGAGATTCTCACTGGGCAAAGTAAAGCGGTGTACGGTGATGCTCTTGAATGGGGTATAGCACATGAGCAATATGCATTTTTTAATTTCAATCAGCAGAACTTTCAGGAGTGGACATACTATGGCGGAGAAACCTATGTGTTTATTCCTTATGGTGAGTACAGTGGTTATTCACCTGACGGCTTGAGTGCAGATGCAATCCTTGAAATAAAATGCCCATACAATAGCGGCATCCATTTAAAGAACTTCAATATCTATGATGCAGATAGCCTTAAGCAGATACATCCAGAATACTATTGGCAGATGCAACTTGGAATGTTAGCAACTGACCTGGACTATGGCTACTTTGTTTCTTGTGATCCACGAATGCCAGAAGCAAAGCAGTTGCACATTGCAGAAATTGAACGCCACGAAGTTGAGTTTGAAATCAATGAGAAATTAGAGAATGCTTGGGAATTATTGCAAAATATTTTGTCAAATTAAAAAGAAAGTTTATATTTGAAGTATGGAAGTACCAGTAATTTTAGTTTTACCAATCGCATTAATCATGGCAATTTGCTATTTAGCTTATTTGAAAATCTGCGATGACATTAGAGAATTTAAGGAGCTTGAGGATGAAGTTGAACGACAAGCGAACGAATCTGAAAAGCCGTATGTTGAACCACTTTACAGAAGGAGATTTAAGAAATGAACAACATGATTCAGCAAAGGGTTGCTGCTGTTCTACTGAAGCACCCAGAAACGAAAGACGATGACCGAATGCTTACTGCCTATTATTGGACAATGCAGATGTCAGACGAAGGGCTAAGATTAGAAACCTTTGATGATTTCAAACGTGAGTACACATTCGGAAAGTTGACCGATGCACAGACAATCACGAGGATCAGACGTAAGCTTCAGATGGAGCGACCACAATTCAGAGGTAAGAAGTACCTGGAGAAGATGAATAAGGTCAACAAGGTTAAAGAAGACTTGGGCTATGGTGTACAAAGCAACCGTTAGGCTTTCATTATCGTCAGGCGTAACCATTCAAGGAACAGTCAACGGACATTGCAAAACGCCAAAGCATTTCTTTGATGTATGCTGTGATTATTTCCTTGAGGAAGTTTGGCACGATGGAAGTAGTATTCATGACATTGAAGTGAGTAGTATTCAACCGGCTGATAGCTTTTCAAAATTGATTGCACCGGGTACAACCCTTGATGATGATCAAGCCAAACACGGACACGATTACACACCATTTCACAGATACAAAATTTTAGAAACAATTTAAAAACTATGTTTAACATATCAACAGGAGCAATGGCGAAGACGAGTACCCATCTCCAAGACAAGGAAGTAAACCAGGTTTACAAAACAAAAGACTACTCTAAATTCAAGAGTAAAGATGGCAACCGTAATTTAAACGAACTCCATCTTAAAAGGCTAACAGAGAGCGTCAAAGAAAATGACTTGCTCCACGCCAACCCAATTCTCGTTAACCAAAAGTATGAGATTATTGATGGACAGCACAGGTTTAATGTTTGCCGCAACTTAGGTAAAGCAGTACACTACATCAAAGTAAAAGGTTTAGGATTATCCGAGATTCAAATTCTCAATGCGAACTCCAAAAACTGGAAAGCACAAGACTATATTGATGGATACTGCTCTATGGGAATATCTGAATATTGCTATTTGAATAAACTATTAAAAGAAACCAAGTTAGGAGTGAGTGTGCTATTATCTATGTATGCAAGTGATGACGGTGAAAACTCAATTAAATTAAAGAATGGTGAGTTAGTTTTAAATAATAAAACGAGAGGAGCAATTGTTTTACAATGGTTGAATGACTGGAATTTATTTTACGATGGTTTCAACAGACGTTCTTTTGTTAGAGCATTAGTAAACTTATATAGCATTAAAGGATACTCACACGATAAGATGATGCAGAAAATAAAGTATCAATCTGCAAAGTTGGTTGACTGCACAAATACAAAAACCTATCTTGCACTACTGGAAGAAATTTACAATTTCAAAGAACGTGGTGAGAAATTAAGATTCTTTTAGTATATTCGTAGAGTAAACGACAACCGAGTCGAGGCGGTTATGTTTAAAGAATTTTGCCCGTATGGGATAGATGGCTCGACACATCTATCTTATGCGGGTTTTTTTATGCAATGAGTAAAGATCCAGCAGTATTGTTTTATACTTCCGATTTCTTAACCGGGACTATGACAATGACAAATGAACAGGTAGGTCAGTACATTCGCCTACTTTGTTTACAACATCAGAAGTACACGCTAACAGAAAAAGATATGAAAAACATATGTCCAACATATGATGAAGATATCTATTCTAAATTTGCCAAAGATGAGAATGGCTACTACAATGAAAGAATGCGAAACGAGTACAACAAAAGAAAGAAGTATTCAGAGAGTAGAGCTAACAACAGAAAAGGTAAAACTAAAAAACATATGAAAAACACATCTTTAACATATGAAGAACATATGGAAAATGAAGATGAAAATGAAAGTGTAGATATAATTAAAAATAAGAATGAAGATATTTTTGCGGAAGTTTGGAAAATTTACAGCAAGGTATCAAGTAGACAACCTGGAAGCAAAAAGGATGCAGCTGCCAAGTTTGGAAAGTTAAAAAAGGCAGAGCTTGAAAAGATAAGGGAACACCTACCATTGTTTCTCAAGAATCACATCGCAGCACAAAAAACAGATTATCTTCCTAACTTTACAACGTATTTAAATCAAAGAAGATACGAGGATGAAAAGCTGCCGTATGCGGATAGTCAAAACGAATTAGATAACTGGACATTATGAAACACGGATCTTTATTTAGTGGATTAGGTGGCTTTGATTTAGCCGCTGAGTGGATGGGATGGGAGAACATCTTTCACTGTGAATGGATGGAATTTCCTCGTAAGGTTTTAGACTACCACTTCCCAAATGCTGATTCACACATTGATATATGTAAAACAGATTTTAAAAAATATGCAAACAAAATTGACATTCTTACCGGGGGATTCCCCTGTCAACCATTCTCAATGGCAGGGAAAAGAAAAGGCACAGATGATGAACGCTATCTCTGGGGCGAAATGCTTAGAGCAATACAAGAAATTAAACCCACGTTCGTCATCGCTGAAAACGTCGCTGGTATCCTTAGTATTGATGACGGATTGGTTTTCGAGCAGGTGTGTCTTGACTTGGAAGCTGAAGGGTACGAAGTACAGCCGTTTATTATTCCAGCTGCGGCCAAAAACGCTCCGCACAGAAGGGACAGAGTCTGGTTTGTTGCCCACCATAAAGACTTTCGACGGAAAAGCAGAAACAATAAATTCAAACAAGAAGTTGACAAAAACAAAAAGTGGATATGTGAATATAGACAAAAACGGAGTGAAATGGGGGGTGAGTTTGAACGATTTAGCAAAAAACAAAATACTACCGACACCCAGAGCATCAGATCTAAATTATCCAAGAAAAGACAACGACCCAAAAATAGTCAATCACTTATCGGATTTGAACAATTATATAAGTTTTCATCACAAAGATGGGAAAAATTCCCAACTCAACCCCCGATTTGTTGCGGAAATGATGGGCTTCCCACCAAGTTGGACGGAATCACCTTTCCTAAATGGAGAGCAGAATCAATCAAAGGATATGGAAACGCAATAGTGCCACAAATAGCCTTTGAGATATTTAAGCAATTAGAAAAAATATACTTAGAATTGTAATCATGTTTATTCAGGATGTTAATCAGGAGATGATATTGGAGCGATTAAAAAAGCTCTGTTCATTAGG